TCTCAAACGATTATAGATTATTTGGAAAGGCCTAGTGTTCTCACCTCTGGTACTTTAGCCGCCTCGGATTCAGGCGTGTTATGGATTGGAGATGTAACAAGCTGCATTACGCCAGCTAAACAAACGAGAATGAATAATATCTTCACTTTCAAGTCCGACTTCAAGATAACTCTTCAAGTTAATGCTGATCGGTTTCAGCAAGGCAGATACATATTGTTTTGGTTACCCACTGGAGGAGGTACTACTCCTGGTATCCTTGGTTCTAATTTACAGTGGCGTAAAATGCACACATGCAATTTGACCAAAATTACGCAGCTGCCTCATGTTGAAATAGATTTAGCTACTCAGACACACGTGACCCTAAACGTGCCTTACGCTTCCATCTATCCCATGAATAGTTGGTCTACAGACCAAGCCAAGTGTGCTTTTGGCCTGGGATTTATAGGCATTGTCCCCTATTCCCCATTGAACCCGGGAACAGGTGGCTCTACTACTTGTGGATACACCCTCTGGGGATCGCTATGTAACATAGTGATAGGGAGCGCCAGTTTCAATCAAATGGATGCAGACACTCGTGAGGCTGAGGCCATGGGCGTTGGACCTATTTCAGGCGTTCTTGACAAAGTTGCCGCTACGGCGGACATCTTTGGCAAGGTGCCGATTATTGGATCGTATGCCAAGACCACCTCATGGGGCGTCCAGTTGCTATCAAAAGCTGCTAAGCTGTGGGGTTGGTCAAAACCGCTTGCTGTAGCAGCCCCTGTGAGGGTAGATCGTAAGGTCACTACCTTCGCGGCTGTTTCAGACGTAGCGGACTATTCCAAGCCCCTGGGAGTGTTAGCTGAGAATTCGGTGGCTGTGCCGCCATCCGTTATCACCTCTTATGATGAAATGTCTATTGATTTTATTAAGAGCGTGCCAGCTTTTATGACCTCGGCCCAGTGGAACTCTTCGCAAGTAAGCGGAAGCGTTGTGATGAATATAATGGTCACTCCCTCCGCTTCTACGACTTGGTCCAAAGGGGTTGTTCACACTCCCTGCTCGTTCTTGGCGCAGCAATTTGGCAAATGGCGAGGCGCGATCAAATATAAGTTCAAAGTTGTCAAGACTTCCTTTCACAGAGGGAGAATTATGGTTGCTTACTTCCCAGGCACTATTAGTGCAGTAGGCACAGCCATGACAAATTCCGAATACGTGTTTAGGGAAGTCGTTGACATTAGTGAAACCAGCGCTTTTGAAGTGTGCTGCCCTTACATGGTGCCACAGCCTTGGTTGTCCTCATTTGGTTCCGGGCTTACATTTAACTCTGGAACATTGATTGTCTACGTGGTCGATTCACTTGTGGCACCTGCCACAGTTTCCTCTACAGTTGACATTTTGGTTGAGCAGTTTGGAGGAGACGACCTACAATTTGCTGTCCCTACAGTATGGCAGTTCGAGCCCTACTGTCCCTCGACAGCTCAAATGGCTGAGACATACGTGGAGACTCCATGCTTTGAGCTTGGTCCAAAGATCAACAAGCCTAATGATCGAATTCCTACTTTTACAGTGGGAGAGTCCGTTAAGAGCATTAGGCAACTTATTAAGAGAAATTGGGATTACCAGTTTCAACTGACTGTTGGTGGTGGTTCACATGTGCGTGTGCACCCATACCTTGTCGAGCCTGTTATGCAGGCTGATGGAACTGGTGGTACCTTGAACAGGACTTACACCTATTCAGATTCTATAAATTTATGGGCTTGTGCGTATGCTATAAGCTACGGCGCAATGCGTTACCATCTTAAAACAAACAATTCAACCAATCCTACCGTTACCATAACAGCAAAGCCTCAAACGCTTGCGACGGCGGGAATTAATAATAGGACAGGGTCATCCTGGCCTCGTCCTAGTATTTCAACCTATGCTGTACCCAGCATAGAAGGGCCCATTGAGTTCCAGACTCCTAATTGGAACACTGCTTTGGGTCGGGCCACACCAGCTCAATTCGCTAACTCCGCACAGGGTATAGTGGCGGTCGAACCGTTAGCTAACTGTACTTCTGTTGAAGTGTGGGACGAGTTCGGACCAGGCATTGGTAAACCTCGCTAGAGCGGCTGCTGAAGATTTCGGCTTCTCTATGTTCGTTGGGGTTCCACCGGTGGTGGCGTATAATGCTACTTGACAGCCCAGTCAAGTAAGCTATTTGTTTAGGGCACGTGTATCAACTACCGGATTTTGCCGAGTTCATGGTAGGGATAGATTGAGATGAAGGTCTCGGACGTGCCTGCGGGCACAAATCCTCTCTCGTCGTTACACGGATTCAAC